CTGATTCAAATACAGCTTTATCTTAATATAGGGTGCTACGAGAATGGCGTACTTCTCTACGAGAATAAAAACACGCAGGAAGTAAAGGCTTTTCAAGTCGCTAAATCTGCGGAGATTATGACAGACATACTTAATCGCTGTTTAGCGATAATGGCTATGACTAAAGCACCTGAGGAGTGTACGGGCGAAAGCTACTGCCAGTGCAAGAAGGTAGGAGGGTAATTAATGACATTGAAAATGGAATCCTTGGAGCCTAAATGGACTCCAATGAAAGCCTTAACTAAGGCTGATGAGTATATAAAGAACTTACCGGTTCAACCTATTAGTATAGGCTGGACAAAAGAGTATGATGTAGATTTCTCTAATCTTATGAACTCTTCTAATAGAGAGCTTGAAACCTTTATTACGATGTTCGGAGGCTACCGAGCCTATCTAGAAACTGAACTAGCCGGTATAACAGCTAAGAAAGGGGCTCTTGAAGCTGCCTTTGACGAAGGCTTTGCCACCGCCTCGTATACAGTAAATCGAGATAGGGAGGAAGGTGGTCAGAAGAGGCTCACAAAAGAAGAGTTACGAGGAGCTATCCTCATTACTTATGATGGCCTAAGGGAGTTACGCAGGGATGTCATAGAGCTTGAAGTAGCCTTTACTCGTGTCGGGGGTCTCTTGAACACTTATAAATCGGCTTACGACGCCGTATCAAGAATTGTCACCCTACGAACGCTGACTAAAGATGGAATTAAAATTGGTTAGAGGGTATAATAGAATAGTAGCAGCCGAGCAGACCAAGGTACCCATGAGCGAAGAACTAGCGCAGGAACTGAATACGTCCCTTTCTCCTATTTATATAGGAGTCGATTGCTCTTCCAGAGCTATTCACATTACTTGTGTGGATGCTGAAGAGCGCATAGTAGGACGGGCTAAGTGGGCTAGCAAGCACGATGATTTTGATGAGCGGTTCAGGCAGATAGGATTAGGCTTTGAAGCTTTTGTGAAATCCTTAACGACTAAGCCTACCGTTGCCGTCGAGTCAGCTATCTTCATTCAAAATCCTAAGTCTACTATTGAAATTGCGACAGTCGTAGCGGCTGTACGCCTAGGATGCGCCTTAAACGAAGTAACGTGTATCCCGGTGGATAATCGACACTGGAAGAAGATAGTTATTGGAAGGGGTAATCTAAACAAGCAAGGCATTACAGAGTATACGGTAGCAAAGTGGGGAGATATACTCCCTGAGCAGGATTGGCGAGACGCGGCGTGTATAGCGCTGTGGATAAAAAGGAGATAGAGCACATGGTAAAAGAAAAAGAAATGAAGTTCTCGTTTAATACCCCTAATGATAGGGTGAAGTATCCTTATAAGGATGTCTTTACAGAAGAGATTTCTGACATGAAGTCCTTAACGGAGCAAAAAGGAACGGTAGTCTGGTGTGATTATACAGACTGCGTCCATAACAAAGAGGCTGAGGGGGTGCGACGCACCACGGGTTCAATCCTTAAGAACATTGCTTACAACCCTCTCAATGAGCAGGAGCATATCTGGACGCGTATCTGTGGTCGAGACGAAGTAGCTATTCAGTTTAAACGGTCAGTAAGCCCGACAGGAGGCGTCTTTAAAGTCCCTGCATGTTTTACGGCCTCTACTAAAGTTAAAGGACATTTAGACTTCTCTAAGTTGTTACAATCAGACGGGACTCCTTACGGAGGCAACATAGACTCTCAGCATCCAACTTACTAGACGGGGGACGTATGCCTAAAGTATTCTCACCTAAAATTAAAGAGCTGGCTCATAAACTGTTCCTGGAGGGGCAATCCGCTGCTGACATCAGTACGGCTATTCAAAAGAAACATAAGAGTCATGTAGGAGTCTCCACCATTTATCAATGGGTGCAGGCTAACGACTGGAAGGTCTCTAGGGTAGTAGCTCACACTGCTTCCCTAGAGCAGCTCCAGGAAACAGAAACCCTTAGATTCCATCGGATTCAACAAGAGCATTTAGAAGCGTACGGTAAACTACGCAATAAAGCAGCTACCGAGCTTGACATGCTTCAGTTTGATAGGGCTTTCGATGCAGCAAAGGCCTTAGACGTAGGGGTTAAGGGAGAGCGGAACGTTATAGAAGGTCTAATTAACCTTCACTTCATACAAGAAATTATGGGAGTACTAGTGGAAGAAATTCAAGACCCTGATGCCTTAAGTCGGATTGCTATCCGTTTAAAGACTATTATGATAGCGGGTGCTGACAATGAGTAACGACCCGGCTGTCTCATTTACAGAGGCTTTTAGTAGACTAGGGGACGGCTTACTTAACAACCAGACGGTAAAGGTAGGTAGCTTCTGGGAGTTCTTACGGGACGTATGGTCTCAATCCTTTGACCACCCAGAGTACTTCAAGGCTTGGCATGTAGGAGTACTAGCCGAGGATATCGAACAGTGTATCGAAGATAAAATGAACTACGTCGCTATCCTACCCAGATTCCATTTCAAGTCAACTATACTAGGGCACGCCTTTAGTGTATGGCGGCTACTTAAGTCACCTCGTGATGCCAGCGTTCTCTACTTATCATTTAGTGACCAGATGGCACGTTATCATATTGCGGAGATTAATAAATCGGTTAATAGGAATCCACAGATACAAGACTGGATGAAGAACAGGTCACCTAAAGCCGATTACTCGTTCAAGTACATGGTACAGAACAAGCCTGTAGAGATAATGCACGGGGGGTTATTCTCATTCAAACGTGGTATGCACGTTAACGGGGCCTTGATTGCGGATGACGTATTGCGTGACCCTGAGAACCCTCTGAATGTCTCTCAGATTAAAAAAGTAGAAGAGCAGTTCCTTACGGAGTCTATGTTCATACCCCTTCAAGGCGTCCCTGTTATCGTACTGGGAACTCCTATGATGCCGGGAGACCTGCTAACTAAGCTTCAAGAGGATGAACGGTTTAGGTCTCGTATCCTACCTGCCCTCGACCCGGTGCCAGGGAGAAGAGTACTAATGCCAGAGCTTTACTCAGAGAAGTGGCTTCTTACGCAGCAGAAGGCACGACCTAAATCCTTTGCTTCAGAGTTCCTATTAGTACCTCACTTCAATACTGAGTCTTACTTCAATGAAGAGGACATGTTGAGAGTTGAAGATGAGAGCCTACCAAATCACTCCTTATCTAGAACCTATGAGCCCGTTTTCGGTGAAGAACTCTTCGCTGGGTTTGATATTGGAAAGAAACGTCACCCCTCTCACCTAGCTATCTTCCGTAAGGTAGGAGGCTACCTGGAACAGATTCATGAGTCTTGGCTCGATGGGTGGTCATATTCAGACCAAATCGACTTCCTTAATGAAGCAGCTGAACATTTCGGTATACGACGCGGCTACATAGATAATACACGAGGCGAATTAGAAGATAGAGGATTGGACAGGGTATGGGAGGCTATGGTCTTCTCTACTAGAACTAAGAACAATATGGCTCAAGTCTTTGAGAAATATGTTCACTCAGGGCAGTTTAAGATGCTAAAGAGTGAACGTCAGCGTCAGCAAATTCTATCAGTGAGTAATGACTTAAAAGCCCCTGAGACCCCCCTAGGTCACGGTGACTCATTCTTCTCTGTAGCTATGGCCCTCTATGCTGCTTACGAAGCCTCGCGCTACTCGGTTACTAACCTAGGTAACCTAATGGACTGGTGGGGTTCCTTCGAAGGAGAAATGGATAAGAGCCCTACAACTAGTATGGAGAATCGCTGGAACCCCAACAAGAAAGAGTTGACTAACGAGGAAGAGGAGAGTACAATAGAGTCACTGGCCTCAGAAGCGGGTACGACACCTGACTTTACATCCATTGATTCTTCATTAGCTAACAGAGCTAAAGCGCCTAATCCAACTTGCGAGGAGCCTGCTTGTCAGCCTGCAATGTGGGTAGCGTCGCGTAATCTATGTTTGTACTGCCGCTTCAGAGGTTAGAACACTTAGAATTGGGGGGGTATTGTATGGTAAATTTAGTCAGCGCTCACGAGACGACGGAAGACTCTGTAGCGGCCTTGTCAGAGCAGGCCGAGATTGTTTTAACGCATAGGTACTTCCTTCGCGATAAGGATAATAAAGTGATTGAGAATACCCCTCAACTGCTTAGACGAGTAGCTGATGCCGTGTCCCAGCCTGATAAACAATATGGAGCCCTTCCGGTTGAAGTCGCCTTACGTAGTAATGAGTTCTATAATCTCATGTCTGAGTTTAAGTTCTTGCCCAATTCACCTACTCTAATGAACGCTGGTACGCCAGAGGGAACCCTCTCGGCTTGCTTCGTATTGCCATTAGAAGATTCAATGGAAGGTATCATGAAAGCGGCTACAGACGCTGCGATGGTGCAGAAGTTTGGAGGCGGTACGGGTTTTGCGTTGTCTAAGCTTCGAGCACGGGGGACTAATATAACAACTACTCATGGTATTGCGTGCGGCCCCATTGAAGTCCTTAAGACCCTGTCTCGTGTATCATCTATGATTACTCAAGGAGGTAAGCGCGACGGAGCTAACATGGCTATTATGTCAGTGTATCATCCAGATATTCTTGAGTTTATCTCGTGTAAAGCTAAAGAAGGAGACATTCATAATTTTAATATCTCGGTTGGCGTAGACTCTAACTTCATGGAGAAGGTAGCAGCTAAGGCTGACTACAATCTTATACATCCTCATAATGGGCAAGTTGCAGATACTATCAATGCTGCTTATGTTTTCGAGTG